AGGTGGTGGAGGTGGTGGAAGTGGTTTGTATTTATGCAACGTCACTTCCGGAGAATGCGAAAAAAGTTCGAATGGAATCTACAAAACACTAGAAGAATGCAAATCCGCAGGATGTAAAAAAAGTGGTAATCCTGTTTGTGCAGGAATGGTAGCTTTGTTTAAAAATGGCGCATTAAAATACAATCCCGGCGTAGTTAATGAAACAAGTAAATTACCAGAAAATGCACGAAATGAATTTTCAAAATATTCCCAACCATTTGCAATTAAAGAAGATGGGACCTGGAATGAAGAAGCTGCAGAATCTGGTCAACATATTAATTGGTGTAGTGGAAATAATATGCATTTTGATATCGGAGCAGATAAACCTTACTGGGAATTATTCGCAGATAATAATAAAGGGCCAGGAAATATTTCCATGCTTAATGCTCCCTCGAATATTTTAGTAAGATGGAAAAAAGTCAATTGTTCATGCGATGGAAATCTATCTCAATCTGAATTATGTAAAATGGAATGGGGTTGTGGGGGGACTCCACCAGGCGAGGGAACAATAAATAATTGTAGTTCCAGTCCCCAAAATGACAAAGTCAATTTAAATTCGAGTGCATGTGACTCAGAAGACGGTCAATGGCAAGGATGGGCAACAACTTCCCAGTTTGGTTGTGGCGATGGTCCATGGGGGAATCCTCCTTATTCCCTTGCGATTCATGAAATAAATGATCCAAGTAAAAACAGAATGGGGGCCGCGATCCCATGGAGATTTTATTGTCAAAATTATGGAGGTAAACAATCACAAACACAAGCGGTTGTAAAAAATTTACAAGGGCAAAGTGAAAAAGCGTGTTATTTAATTCAACCAATTGGAATTAACAGTAAGAATCCACGTGATATTTCAGATATTAATGGAAATATTGGCGCAACTGCTGGAAACAACTCAGAGTATCCAAGTTATTTAATAATTCCATTTGAAGGGTGTGGCGGGGATTGTAAGGCACCTGCTGCAGACTGTTTCAATAGTTGTATAGGATCGATTAGGGGTCCGAATGCTGCAGAAGATACAATAAACGCAATTAATAAATGTGATTTTTTATCTCAAGAAAATTAAATAGTATGTTATTAAACCTCAAATTAAAAGTTATTTATTTTTAATAAATAACTTTTTACCCAATCCCCTTTAATTCTTATTCTTGACTTAGAAACCACTTTATTGCTTGTTGTTTGTCCAAAACAATATTATGCGGCATTACACCCTTACTTGTTTCTGGATAAAAAGCAAAATTGGGAAAAGTTTTACCTCTATAAAATTTACGTGTTTCATAAATTACATATTCTGGCCAATAAAAGCCTTTCGGAAAAGTTTCTTGTTTGTTTTGAATCTTCTTCATAAAATAAATTTTATATATATATAAATTTATCTTTAAATTCAACTCTCAGGTGTAAGATTGATTTTAATTCCCATGGCCAACAATTCTTGGAATAATAATTTGCACGCATATGGAATAATTGTCAACTTAATATTATCAGATTTACAAGCGTGACATGAATCAACATGTGCAGACATTACCCCACAATTGGCACAAACGTGAATCTGGTACGGATCCGACATATCGTACAACCTCTCTTTCAAAAACCGAGAAGTACCATGAGATATCATACAATTATGGGAAACAACACCTTTTGCCAAAAAATTATGGTTATTTTTCACTGTAATATCACAAACTTCTTGTTCTCCAACGTTTCGACGATCAATTACTCTCATATACATAGAACCCAACCCATTATCATCGCAACACACTCCATAATTCGGTGTTTTTTCTGTTTCATTTTTAAACCAATCAATGGCACCAATTTCTGTTAAAAATTCACTTGCATTGGGGAATTTCGACCCTCTAAATTTACTAAACTCTGTACCTTTTTGTAAATGATCACTGATATCTTTACTTGTTGGTATGCCATACAGATGTACAATTGGCTCGGTTTTTTGTAATTCTGTGCATGCATGAGAAATGGCTTTGAATATAGGCATTTTAAGTTTTGCCTTTGTATTGATTGGTGATGTTTTGTCTGGACCGATTCGAATTTCTGTGAATCCGGTTAATTCGTCTACCCGAGTAGTCAGCAAGTTGTGTTGCCTTGAAACTTCTGTTCGTAGGCGTTTGTACGCAACACTTGCTTCAAGACGTTGTGATTTATGACAGCAATATCTAAAACCAATTTCTTCATAAAATTTGATCAAATAATCAATAGAAATATGTAGATTTGATTCATAAACTTTATCCACTAACTTACGATCTTGATCTACATTTGATTTTCTTTTGCTGTCGGATATTTCTTTTGGTTTTGTAATAGTAATTCCATTAATTTGAAACATTTCTAACATACCCCCAATTTCATTTTGTACTTGTACAAGCGAGTCAACATGTTCTGATTTTCGTGACCAACTAAATCCAACACTTGACAGAATATCTCTCTTGCCGCGATGCATACCAAGAACACATGAATGACCATCACCTCCGAAAAATGCTCCCAAAAATTCTCGAATAATTGGCTTTGGCGCGGTTTTGATAAACTCTGGAAGAATTGCCGATTGATTGACTTTTGCCCCACGTACAATACCTTGCAAACAGTTAATATTATGCATAAGTTCTACTGGAAGAGTTATTGTATAGCAATGTTTTTGTTTTGCTGGATTTGGTTTCGTTTCACAAAATAAAGACAAGTCATACAAAAAACTTTCTACATCAAGTTTGTGACCCAGATAAATGCAACCAAACCCATCTTTCGTGACGTGACCATCTGTTATAAGCATACCGATGATACGGGCAAATGCGTGTGATCGCAACAATTCTTTTTTATTATGGGTGTTAAGATGTATTGTCGGCATTTCTAGATGCCATCCATTACAATCTTTGATTTCTTCTTCAATATCTAAATCCGGTCCCGATTTACCAACAACAAGTTTATCAGATTCTAAATCAAAATCATTTGCCATTACCCAATCACCTTTATTCGTCAATAAAGGATGATTATGTGTACATGTAATTTTACGACCATCTTGTAATGTTAATTCGACACATGGTTTCATACCTTTATGTTTGAATGCGGTTTGTTGATCTTTTTCAATATATTGATTTTTTTCTGACCATGATAAGACATCCCAATTACAATCAACCATTTTCCCAATCTTAATACTTCGACCTGAATATAGGGAAATGGGAGCCGATAGGAAAAAGCAATCTCTCTCCATCTCCCCGAACCGCAATCCACCATCCCTTGATCTCCCCTCCAATGGTTGTCGTGTCAAACTCTGAACATTCCCCATATCACGAGCGTGAATTTTATCTGCGACAAGATGCTTCAATCGTTGGTAGTAAACTGGTCCTGTGAAAATTTCTACCTTGAGTTGTTCTCCAGTATATCCATTATACAAAATCTCATTACCATTTCGTGCATAACCACTTTTTGCTAATTTTTCTTTTAAGGAATCAACAATACCAACACTATGTTCGCTAAAAGGCGTCGCATCAACCTCATCGCCAGAAAGGACCGCTGCTTTGGCACCTAGGAGCTCAAGAATCATATTGATCGTCATCCGTGATGGCAAACATTGAGGATTAACGATAATATCTGGAACGATACCACGTTCGGAAAAAGGCATATCTTCCTGGGCCAAGATTTGTCCACAAGTACCTTTTTGAGCTTGACGGGAAACAAACTTATCTCCGACTTCGGGAATTCTTTGAGACCTAATTTTAACTTTTACATGAATATAGCCATCCAATGTTGTAGTAATAAAAACTTTATCAATAATTCCTTCTTCCCCGTGTTTAATTATTACAGAATTATCTTTTTTGGTTTCTTTTCCATTTTTTTCGATTTTGGTAACAACTTTTCCAATAATTACATCTCCAACAACCACTTTTTCACCTCTTCCGACAATTCCATTCTTTAATAATTTATTGTAATTGAACGGTTTTACCTGTGTTTGATAATTAGGAATTGCTATACTTTCAAAACTATTTGTTCCTCTTTTTTTTTCTTCGGATGAAATTACTTTAAAAACAAAAGATCTGAACATACCTCGTTGAATACTACTTGAGTTTAATAAAACAGAATCTTCCTGATTTCCACCTCCATAACAAAGAATAGCAACTACACAATTTAAACCGGATGCCATTTTACTAAATTTAAGATCTTTTGCTGGACGGGTCGATACAATCGGTTTCTGAGGACTTTGAAGAAGATGCACAACGGTATCACATCGGACAGGATTTGATAATGCAAATACCCCAAGAGCTTGCTTTCCCATGGCCGCGTAATAGGTATTACGAGGAGATTGTGTATGGTCTGGGTATGGAATAATACTCGCACATGTTCCAAGAAGAAGTGCAGGGGATATTTCACAGTAACTGTAATCAATAGTTTGAACTTCAAGATCTTTTGGAAACATAGCAATTACATTTTGTTCAATTTCGTAACTATCAATGTAACGAATATAATCTTTTTCGTGCAAATCGGCAAGCGAATACTTTTGTGAAATAAATTCATCAAAGGGAATAAATTGTCTATCTCCTTGCTTTTGTACAACAAATAATGGTCTAAGGATTCTTCCACTATCTCCGAAAATATAAATTTCTTTCGTCGTTTTCTTATATGAAATACTTACATGAAAATGTAAAAGATTGGCTTTACGTTTGGAGAATAAATCTTTAAGAACAAAACCAACTTCACAAGTTACTCCAAACCAAATTCCGTTAACAATAATTTTTGTATTCCTAACGTCCGTCAGAATTCCTTCATCACACGCATTCAGCATAGTAATATATTTCACCGTTTTAAGGATGGATAAAATACCAATAACATTCTGGTTTACACTGATGATACTACTGAGAGCGAAATTTTTCACAATACCCGCCGATTGCCCTTCAGGCGTTTCACACGGACAAATATATCCAAATTGACTCGAATGAAGTTGTCTAATCTTTGTATTTTTACCCTCTTTTCCGATTGGAATAATAAGTCTGTTCAAATGAGATGCATAACCACTAAAACTAAGGCGATTTAAAATCTGGGAAACACCAGTTCGCATATAAGAATTTTTCTGAATCCCCCAATTTCCAGTCGCAAAAGCGGTCTTTAAACCTTGAGTTATGGAGATCCCCCGTGTTAAAGCAATTATAATATCTGGTCTTTTTTGAATATGAGGAATTATCGAGCGGATGAATCTTTTATAAGCCGCTCTAAACAGGTCCTTGATCAAAGTCCCAGTTCCATCAATTCTTTTATTCGAAATATTATCCCGATCATCTTCAATAATTATTCCTAGCGAAGTACAAATCAACTTATTTACCATAAGCCCGAGAAACAAACATTTTTCTTTTTCTGTAGATTTAATTCCAAGATGGGGAAACAACTCAATATTCAAAATCTGACTACTATAAATGTCTTTTTTATCTTTTGAGATTAAATGCATTGAAAATTTTCCAATATACTCAAGCGCCTCATTCTGGGTTTTTACAAAATGTGATGCTCTTTTAATTTGATCGATCGCAAATTTAACCTGCGCACTTGGATCAAACGTCCCAATAATCATATCGAAATCTTTCTCAGTGAAACCAAATGCTTTAAAAACAACGCCAGCAGGGATGTCATTTTGGATGAATGGGAGTGAAAAATTAACTCCTTTACAACCAGGGAAAATCTTTGCTTGAATTAATAAAGATTGGTTATTATTTTGGAACATTGAACGGATCTCGGCAATATATTCATATTTTGTATTTTTATTTGGAAAAATGTTAATATTATTAAAATTAGCTCTTTCTTGTGCAACAATAACGCGTTCTTTCCCTTTAATTATAAAATACCCACCTTTATCTTCAATACATTCTCCATGATCATAGGAAAGTTTTGGGGTTTTCCTCTCCATATAACATTTACAACTTCCTAACATAATCGGCAGTCGCGCAATCGAAACTCGATTATGTTCTTCCTCAACAGTTTCACCTGTAAAAGTGTCCCTAAAAACAGTTTTTATGTTAATACATACTGGAGAATCATAATTTAGATCTCTCAAACGGGCTTCGTTTGGGTAAATCTCGCGAACAGTTCTATCATCTTCAATTATATAAGGTTTGTCAACTTCAACGCCGGTAAAAAATACTGTATATGTTTGTGTTTTTGAAATTTCAACCGTGATTGGAGATTCTTCGGCGATAATTCCCGAAAGCTCGTTGGTCAAAAAATTATTAAAAGTCTGAATTTGCAATTTTGCAACATTTTCAGTGATAATCTCAGATGTCAAATTTTCTAAAAATAATGAACTCATAACCGATTTTTTTAGAAAATTTTTATATTAATTTTCATTTTTATATTAAAAATGCCATTAATTAAAGGGTTGCGTTCAACAACTTATACAAAAGCTTTTATTTTAAATGCAATTGCAACTGCCCTTATTGCTCTTGTTGCAGTTGAAATGAAGGGAATTTTAACATCTCAATCTCTTCAACTCGATCCTATTGTCCAGGGATTAATTACTTTTATTGCAACTTTCACAACTGCCATTTTAGTTTATTTCTTATTATACCTAATATTTGGATTTGGCGGGGGAATGATTGCATCCGGTGCATCTATATTCAAAAAATAAAAAAGTTTTTAAATACATGAATCTTGAATTAATATAATAATGTTGTCTCACTTGTTTAGTAATAAATTTGGAAAATTAAAAGTTTTAAAATTATTAGGAAAGGGGGGACAGGCGTCGGTTTTTCTTTCAAAAGATGAACAAGGTCGTAAGTTTGCAGCAAAAATTTATGACTGTAGGTTAAATTCCGATATTAGCATAATTTTAAAAAAAAAATGTTTAAAACATAAAAATATTATAAAAGTTTTGGATAAAAATGTTAGTTATTTAGATAAACAAGGAGTTTTACTTCCGTATTATCCGATGGGTGATTTACATGGATTCTTTAAAAGAACTCATTCGTTAAATTGGGAAAATACTTTTTCATATGATATATTTACAGCAATTGGAGAATGTCATGAAAATGAAATTGCTCATAGGGACATTAAACCGGCAAATTTTTTAATTGCCTCGAAAGAAGATACATATTCAGCTATTTTATGTGATTTTGGATTAGCAACAAACGCGTATAAAATAAAAAGATCCGGGGGAACTTTCTCTTTTGCGGCACCAGAAGTCCTTAAAAGAGAAACCTACAATTATAAATGCGACATTTGGTCCGCTGGAATGACCGTTCTTTATATGAACGCAGGTGAGAGATTCATTTTGAATTTAACGAATAAAAAAATTCCCTTCGATTTTGATTTTCTTCTAAAAAACCATGAAAGAATTGTAAAGAACTTCTCTGAAGACACAAAATTTATCTTAAATGCCTCGTTACAAAAAAATCCGGAAGAACGTTTAGAAGCAAAAGAAATTCTTAAAATTTTTTAAAATTTTTCAAAATTAACCCCAATAAAATGTTTTAGACATTTCTTGGTTGGTATATTTAATTTTATATATCCAAGAGTTACCATTTCACGAAGACATTTTAATTTAAACCAACCAATCGCATTAACATCGTTATCTAAAGTCATCTTTGGTTTTACATCTGTAATTGTCATTGGATAATAAAAATAATACCCATTCCCGTAAATATTCAGACAACTTTGCTTATCTAAATTTTCAAAAAATTCCTCGGAAATTTTAATTCCAGTTTCTTCCTCAACTTCTCTTATTGTACATGAAATACAATTCTCATCGGTTTCAAAAGTTCCTTTTGGTACTCCCCATAAGTTACCTCTTGACTGAACAAGTAATATTTTTGCATTTTTATTATCATAAATTAAAGCTCCTGCCTTTTTATTTGAAACTCGGCGTGTTTTATTTTTACAAAAAGTAAAATCCGATGTTATAAAAGAACAACAACCTTCAATACATGTTTTATTTTCAAATAAAGAATGGTTTTCCATAATTTTAAAGTATATATATATATGTATGCTATTTATATTTATATTTATAAATTGGAGAGATATATATAAAAACAATTAGCGTAAATGCCTAAAAGAGTAAATAATAAAAAGAAGAAAAAACAAAAACTTGATGAAAAAGATTATAAACCCTTAGAATGGTTTTCAACAAAGGTGGAATTAACTCATAATAAAGAAACTAATGAATTCTTTCTTGATGTTCCGAACCTTACCTTAGACCAATTACCAACTGTTTCCGTAGTTACAATTACTAGAAACCGAAAAAAAACTTTTCCACTCGCAGTTAATAATTGGATAAATTATATTTACCCCCGTGAGAAATTAGATTGGTTAATCATCGATGATGAAGATGCTGAAGATTTAACTGAATTAATTCCAAATACTCCAAATGTTAAATATATGAGATGTGATCCCAAACTTTTTAGTAATTCCGATTACATTAAAGGATTCGATATTGCTAAAAAACGAAATTACAGTATTGAACTTGCAACTGGCGAATATATTTGCATCATGGATGATGACGATTATTATCCCCCTGATAGCATATTGGCAAAAATTAGAATCTTAAAACATTATACAAAACCAGTTTGTTATAGTTTACCATTGGGAGTTTATAATACAAAAACAAAAAAAAGTCATATCGTCGAAACTCATGGTGGTTACACAGGCGCGCCTGAAGCTAGTCTATGTTTTACAAAACAATTCTGGGAAAAAGGAAAGTTTGGTGTTAAAATAGTAAATGGGAAAAGTTCAGGAGAAGCCCATAGTTTTGTTGAGAATCGCCAAAAGGATTTTTGCAATATTCCTTTTTGGATTAATATGGTTTCAATTACACATGATGCAAATTTTACCGAAAACCTTCGAGATTTTTTTACTAACAAAGAAGGACCAGATTTTACACGAATTTGGGATCAAGCCTCAAAAGATATTTTAAAAGATATGTAGTTTTAATTTATTATTTTTATATAAATTTTTAATATAAAAATGAATAACTGTGTTGATAAAAAAAAATTAGGATTATATAAAAAAGAAATTTCTGTTTTTATTCCTCCAAAGTTTTTGAAATGCGGTAAAATTGATAAGAAAATGTTTAAATGTTTTAATAATTCCCCATTAAACGACAAGATTACCATCACGCTCCCGTTTAAATGGTCAAATTTACCTAAACAGACTGAAACTATTATTATTGAAATCGTCGATACAACTTGTACATATATGTGTAATGGGTCTTGTAAGTTTGTTCATTGGAAAGGGAAATTACATGTGCATGAATTGGAAAAACTTGAAAATTATAAAGAAATTTTTTATGTTGATCGGAATGGAGTTGTTTGCGGAATAAAATTAAATGGAATACGAAAATTGGAAAAATTTACCTTAAAAAATTCTGCAAAATTAAGAACGTATATCCCTTTCTGTGCCCCTAAATTTCAAATTCATGCACATGTAATTATTCTAACAGTTTTAGATGAAAAAAACAAAGTAATTGCAAAATCTCAAAGTACCCCTTTTTTAATTTAATTCTCAAAAAAAACCAATCATGTATAAATTCACATGCAGATTTTTTCATCGAAACCAAATAAATCATATAAATTTTAATATTCACGATGTTGATTATTAAAATTTAAAAACCCCCGACGGGATTTGAACCCGCAATCTTCGGATTAGAAGTCCGACGCGTTATCCAATTACGCTACAAGGGCTTTTTGTTACAAAGCGTATTTATGCAAAAATTTTTTAACCAATTATACATTTCTTTACTAATTTTTTTTGTGACCCAAAAACTTGAATAAGAAGTGTTGCTCCTTAAACATTTGTTTAAGAATCTTTTTGAATTTTTTGAATTTTTATTATTTATTATTTATTATTTATTTTATATTTTTTATATTTTTATATTTTTATCCGGAATACTTTTGAAAATTGGAAATTTTATTTTTTTCGCTGTTTGTATTCTAGTTTTTTAATTTCCAAACCAGGGTTTCGCCTGAATAGGAATCGAACCTATTTTCAACCAACTATTGTATGTATTTATTTACGGTTTTTGCTGTATGTTGGCTTTTTGACCAGAGTGGGGTTCGAACCCACGCAGCTTGCGCTAGCAGATCTTGAGTCTGCCCCCTTAGACCACTCGGGCATCTGGCCAGGGAATGATGTATTTATATATATTAATTTTTCCTTTAGATTTTAAATTTTGAGAAAAGTAAAAATTAAGTGGAGAAGAAAAATTTTGAATTTAATTTCACTAAAAAGGTAATATCAAATTATTTTTATATTTCTTTATTTAAAACATGAAAAGAAAATCTCCTAAAAATAATAATAAAGCTCTTCAAGGAGTATTTGGCTTAGTTATCCTCACGGGTGCAGTTCTTGGGTTAACCGCTTTTATCTTGCATTTTACTAACAAAAAAGATTGCAGTGAAGGTTATCCCTCTCTAAGTGAAAAACAGATTTCGGGTAATAATTCGAATGCTGCTTGTGGAAAACAGTTTTGAGCATTTGGCAGTTCCTGTCCACCGGGGTGCGAATGTCCTTCATGGATCGGTGTATGTTCACCAATTTGCAACGCGCCGCGGTGTACTGATGGTGCCTGTTGCCCCCGCCCGACCAATGTGTGTCAGATGGGGAAGAAGGCACGTACTGCTCACAGTAATTTACCCAAAGTGCGTACCGAAAAATTAAATGTTAAAAATATCTATTTATTAACATTTTTCCAAGCTTTGCTCCAATCTCTTTGATTCATCTGTGCCATATTCCTCGAAGTTATATCTTCACGAAATGACATACTATCCCGGTCAAATGAATATTCGGAAATATTACGATGTTCTACGCTTAATGGGTTTCTTTTATACTCCGGTTTTAAGGCACCCATTGGGTCCTTGAATATATTACTAGCGACATCGCTTTCTATTTGAAATACTGGTTGGAAAAGCGGATTTTCTAAACTATGATTTACATAATATTGAATTTGACCCGAATGAATTTGATCATACGTATTATAAAAAGTTTTTCCATAATTATCTAATCTTGACGAATACACTTCATTAAGTGGTGTATGACCAGAAAACGGGGGTTTATCAAGTAGAATTGCTTGGTTTAAAGCGTTATTATGGATTCTTGCATCGTCACGAACTGCCCATGTCCCTGAACAATGTTTTAGATTGTCACTTCCACAATCAACTTCGAAAAAAGCTTTATCTCGACCCAATCCAAAATTATTATTTAAAATAGTTTCCCCTTGTGGATGTGGTAACACCGGTTGTCGATCAAAGTTTGTGAAACGTCTGTCAACACAGTTAAAGTTAGTAAATTCTGAAGCGATTGGACATTCATTGGCTAAACTGAGTGGTTGAGAGTTTTTATCAAATGGATGAATCAAGCCTTCGAATGGAATTTCCCCACAGTCTCCAAAACATGAATCACATGAATTTTTTGGATAGGGGGTAATAAATTGTTTTAATGTAGTCATGTTTTTTATAATTTAGAATTTATAATTTTTTAAAAAGATTAAAATTATAAATTAAAATCTAATTTATAAATATGTCAAGCAATGTTTGGTTTCCTGAAAATCTTTATGTCGAATGGCTGATGGCTTCATTCGTTTTAATGACAACTTCTTTACTTTTTTACCATATGACACGTGTAAAATCTTTGGAAATGAACAGTAAAATTTCTGGAATTTTTGCTGTTACATTAATTCTAATTTCTGTAATTCTTGCAGGTGTTAGTATTGTTCCATATTACGAAAGAATCAGTTCGGCGGTTGAAAACCCAACTCCGGAAGAAACCCCCAAAGAAATGAAAAGAGAAAATACATACAAAATACTTTATACAACTTTAGGCTGCTGTTTAATGGTAATTCAATTATGTATTGCATTTGCAATTATTGTTGGAACTTTTATACGAAAAAAGTGAATCAATTTTGGATTATTGGGAATCCGAAAACAATTGCCCTAGTTTTTAACAATTGAAATCATTTCAATTTTTAAATCGTTTAGAAAATTTATTGCACCCTCTTTTGTTGACGTTTCAAGGTTTGAATCATATTTTAAAAACAAAAATTGTTTATTGATAAAAAAACCGGGGTTTTCAAAAGTCCACAAATGAGAAGGAACAACAATTATATTTTTATTGAAATAACCAAAAGCTTCAATACTTTCAAATTTAACATCTGATCCTTCACCAGTTTTCCCTCCAATTAAAATTCCATTATTGTAAGTATGATCAGAATTTACAATCTTTTCTTTATAGGTTCCCCATTCGGAACACGAGTGGTTATGTTCATCGGATAAAATCCGTCTGATTTTATCATTTGGGATTTTATCTTTACTTTTTTGTTCAAGAAACTCGGATAATACATTCATAAATTTTTCTGGAGCCTGAATTTTAAAAATTCCTCCACTTTTTTTGGTTAGATTCAAAAGATTAAAAATTGATTGTTTTGCTTTAGTTTCAGACTCGGAATTCCCAATAGTAACGGGGAAAATATATTCATCGGGTTTCACACCTTCAAAACCAATTAAAATTTTAATTTGTTCCATAGAATGATTAAAAAATTTAAATTCAAAATGTTAAAAATCAATTTTTAATATTTAACAAGGTTTAACTACGATACCTCTAAATTCCATATCCGGGTAAAGATAATATTTATTTTCATGGAGATACTTCTCTAAATTCTCCTGATTTAATTCACCGAATCCACTTCTATAAAACCTCTCAGGAATAAAAACTGCGGTACATTCGACAGTCTGTCCATCTTCATTTAACCACAAATGTGAGGCTTTCACATTTCCGTATACAAACTTAGCATTTAAATTTTGTCTAAAATGAATCTCAGAAAAAACAGCAATTGACATGGACAAAGCTAATATTTCTATTTAATTTTTTTCATATTTCATTTTTTCTCTCAAAAATTTAAATTTTTATTTAAATTTTTATTTAAATTTTTATTCAGCCTCTATTATGTTCTCGTTATACCTATTTCCAAAATAAAAATACCAATTTTTCTTAAACGTCGAATCAATAATTTCTTGCTCGATTTCTTCGTCTTTGATGTCATAAGTATATGCAGACAACTTCTGGCTATGATCTTCGTCGTTATGTGAATTCCCTGAATTTAGAAAATTTCCCATTTTTTTATAAATTTAAAAAAATTAATTAAAAATTAATAAAAACAACATTTTTTTGTTTTAACAACAACTTCTTGAGGTTTTTTATGAACCTTAAGTCCCTGAATGTTTTTATTAAAACTTTCAGAATTTTGGGTAGTATGTTTAGAATGTTCATGACTCATAATTTCGCGAATACTTACTGGTATACAGTTAAGTATGTATTTAAGATCTTTATTTTCCTTATAATAAATTTTGCTCGAAATTTCAAAATAATTTTGTATATTCCAAGTTTTACAAAAAAAATCAATTTGTTCGTTGGATACCCGTTTTTCTAAATCATTCTTATTTCCGATAAGAATAATTTTAACATTTTCATTTGTTCGACGAATATCCGTCATCCAAAATTGTAAATCGGTGAAAGACGTTTTATTATTTAAATCAAATAATAGAATTATCGAAAAAATATTACGATAATATGCTCTTGTTATGGTTCTAAATTTTTCATGACCCGCAGTATCCCAAAATTGAAATTTGAAATTTTCGTTTTTATATGAATACTCTAAAGTTCCAAAATCTACTCCAATTGTTGAACAATTCTCATCGAAATTTATGTTATTACTATATCCCAACTTATCACAAAATAATTTAAACAATGTTGTTTTCCCAGTATTTGCACTTCCGACAAATGCAATTTTAACGGAATAATCTACGTCATGAATATTTGAATATTCACTATTCTGATCTGTCATTTTTATTGTTTTATTAAAAAATTAATATTAATTTAAAAATTAAAACTTATTATAAAAAGCTCGTATAGCTCAGTTGGTTAGAGCGTCCGTCTTATGAGCGGAAGGTCCTGGGTTCGAGCCCCAGTATGAGCAATGGCCAGATGCCCGAGTGGTCTAAGGGGGCAGACTTAAGATCTGCTAGCGCAAGCTGCGTGGGTTCGAACCCCACTCTGGTCACAATATCTTTTTTTAATTCCCTTCAAGATATAAAACGTGGAAAGGAATATGGGGATGTAGCTCAAATGGTAGAGCGTTCGCTTTGCATGCGAAAGGTAGCGGGATCAATGCCCGTCATCTCCATGGTCTCCTGGTGTAGCTCAGTTGGAAGAGCAGTCGACTGTAGAGGAAACTGTGGTCATTCGCAGACATCGATTTGTCGCCGGTTCGATTCCGGTCACCGGGACATGAACTGGTTTAGCCAAGTGGGAAAGCGCCAAAGGTTACGCCTTTGGGATACACAGGTTCGATTCCTGTAACCAGGTTTTCGTGAGTAAATAGATTATGGTCTATTTATTCGCTTTAATTTGTGAAAAATTCGTCCGGAAAGACATTAAACTAGCGGTCCTATAGCTCAGTTGGTTAGAGCGCCAGACTGTTAATCTGGAGGTCGCAGGTTCGATACCTGCTGGGACCGCATTTTATTTTAATAGGGAATCCTAATAAAATAAATTTTTTTTAATAAATTAAATTAATAAAATGCCATTTTACATCAATAGAACCAATCCCGATTTTAAAACTCGGTCTGTACGTAAAAAAAATACATTAGATGAGAATGATTTCGATTCCCAATTCCAACTTAAAAAAAGTGCTCTAAATCCGGATTTGAATCAGATTGGAGTTAACTTTAACAAGCCCAATGTAACCACCTTTGAGGACCCCGGGTGGAATAATTATATGGAACAATTTTATTATGATAGTTCAATAAGACTTCCGTTGCTTCCCCCAAATTATGGAAATGTTGCAAAAGGTTTTTTTAATGAAAACCTCCAAGAGATTTGGGAAATCCCACTTGATAAAATCGAGAACGTATCCCTTAAAACTTCGAGAACAGAGAATTTAATCCAAACACCTGCTAGTATTGACAATTTTCGTTACTTACTTGAAAAATTTGATAATTATAATAAACCAATCCTTTCATTGGCGCAAGGGCAAACAGGCGCTTGTTATGCGAATGCGATTTCCAATTGGTCTGTTGTTCAAATTGCATTAGGTATTTTAAATGGGGATGGTACAGAATGGTTGAAAACAAGTTTCGATACAACCGAAACTGAAGAAAATAAAGTCGTTAAGGCGATTGAACTTAGTTCAAAATTCCGAATGTCACGTCCAAGCGTTATATATGCCAATTCAACTCTGATTTCAACCGAGTTCCCAGGTGCGGCATCAAATACAGGGCTTATGTATTATCAAAGCGGAGGAACGTCATCTGCGCTTTTAGCCTACACGAATTTAATCGTTCCCGAACAAATATTTGGTATGCCATTACTTTATAATACAGAGGATTATTGGAGTATTTTAGAAGGAATTGAAATTAATGCCCTTCCAAATATGTCTGTTAACGCGGAAAAAGGATTGACATCCTCGTTTACTCCTAAAGGAGAACTGACTCTTCCGTTTGCTACTGGAGGAGAATTTCAAATAACGAAAATTATTATTTACATTGTTAAATCAAGCTTTTCGGGAACGGCGAAATGTACTTTTTCAATCCATCAAGGAGTGAAAAGTGTTTTTAAACAGGAAATAAACGTTATTGAAAATCAAAGTTCTATTCATATTATACCAGAAAATGATTTTAAAATTAATGGCGGCGAGAAAGTAAAAAATCTTTCGTATAGGGTTACTGGTAATTTCACAGCTAAAACAAACCAAGGAAGACCTTATATTAAAATATTTGGTTTTAGTAACCATAAAAAACTTTACGAACATGAAGATTTGTTACTGGAGGAAGCTTATTCAAAATTGACATATGGACCCCCATCACAGACAATTTCTACTTGGAATAATAACTATCAAATTGATAAATGTAAAGCTAATATATTAACTTTAACAGGGGGTGAAAATTTCAATGAACTTGAATACCTAAAAATCGTGGATACATATTTATCGCATAAAATCCCAATTTTGCTTGGGTTTTCAGTTTTTAAAAATTATATGAACGCCACAAAAGGTTTTGTGGATATCAAGAACCCAAGTGAAACTATTTCACTTGGCGGGCATGAAAATTTAATTGTTGGTATTATTAAAATAAAAGATGACAATGGTAGTATAATAGAGGAAAACAGGAAATATTTAACAGCCTGGAAAACTGAAACTGGAAATTCAGTTTCCGATAGTAATGCTCCTATGGCATTTTTCTTATCAATGAATTCTTGGTATTCTCAATCGGATCCTTTAGGGACCTCCCCCCTCGATATCAACGAAGATGGAACAATTAAAA